GGATTTAGCATATACGGACAAAGAAATTAATTCTGCAAGCGCACACGTAACATCTGGAAAGATAGGAAAAGATATGTATATTGATTCCTTTGGGTATATTTACAAAGAATTTCCTGATCTTATCAAGTTTGTGGCTTTAAAGATAAGCCCTCATTACATAGAGGCCAAAGCTTCCGGAAAGTCAGCAAAGCAGACCCTTAAGCACATGGGTATAAATGCCGTAGAAGTTACTTTAAAGGGAGGTGACAAGGTCGCAAGGACAAGGAACGCAACACCCCGGGCAGAAGCAGGTTTTGTTTATATTAGAAAATCAATAGCACAAAAGCTATATTATGACGATAAACAGGGAATAATCAACTTCCCCAATTCTCCTGCGGACGATTTAAACGATGCACTAGTACAAGCAATACAAAGACATTTTAAAGGCAATGAATTTTTCTCACTATGAAGATATTTGGTTACGAAATCACAAAGCCCAAAGCAAATAACAAGCTTTATCAGGCTCAATACAATATGATGCGAGACGGCCAGGTAGTTTGGCATGAAGATAAGAACGAAACCTATATCTCAAAGGGATATAACTATAATGCGGATCTTTATTCGATTGTAAATTACATAGCCACTACCGCTAGTACTATTCCCTGGAAGCTGTACACCATGAAGCAGGATGGAACCTTAGACGAGATCAAAAACCACCCTTTGATTGACCTTATTGAGCGTCCTAATCCTGAAATGGGTCAGGGATTGTTTATCAATTCTATTATAGGGTTTAAGTACCTTACAGGGAACTCGTATATCTACGCCCCTAAGATGGAATCAGGGCTAAATAAAGGCCAGACTAAGGAAATGTACGTATTGCCGTCTCCTTTAATTGAAATAGTGTTTGGATCTACCTTTGACCCTGTAAGGGGATTTACGTTTAAATACCATCCTGACAAGTCGCTCGAGATACCTAAAGAAGAGTGTTTACACCTTAAGACTTGGAACCCGGAAACAAATAATTTCGGATCTAACCTTTACGGGATGTCACCTATTAAGGCAGCATTACGGCTTTTAACACAAAGCAATTCATCTTACGAGGCCAACACTAAGAGCTTTCAGAATATGGGAGCCGCCGGGGTGTTTTCGCGTAAATCAGGGCAAGATGCAGAGTTAACAAAAGATCAGGCGGATCAACTAAAAAGAGATTGGGATTTAAAGGCGAACGGAACCAATAATAGAATACATTTTACCTCTGCTCAATTAGACTGGACGCAATTGGGTCTTAGCCCGGTTGATATGGCTATTCTAGAAAGTCAAAAGTTAAGTTTCAGGCAGTTTTGCAACATATTTAAATTCCCTTCTACGATCTTAAATGATAACGAGCATTCAAGCTTTAATAACATCCTGGAGGCCAAGAAAGCACTATATGAAGACGTGATTAAGCCTGAGTTATACGCTTTAAGGGATGAGCTTAACAGGTGGTTAACACCGGCTTATGGTGAAAACCTTTATCTAGATCCTGACTTTAGCGGAGTTGAAGCGCTTCAAGAGAACATGAAGGAGAAAGCAGAATGGTTAAATACAGCTTGGTGGATCAAAGGAACCGATAAGCAAAGAATGACCAACGTACAGGAAGATACGGAACTAGATAAGTATTTTATGCCTGTGGGTCTTCAAGAGTTCGGGAAAGAGATCACCCCGGATGAACTGGAAAAGGAATTAACCAGGCTAGGCATTCAGGAATATAAGAATATGAAGATAGCGTAAAAGTACAACGTTTAAAGGTGTTTCATAGATAGTAAAAGAAGAAAAATACAATGAATATAAAAACACTAAAAGAGCTTATTCAAAAAGAAGCAGAAAGGAATGAGGATGTTTGGGACTTCAAAGAAGAAGTTTTCAAACTTATTGATTTGTTTGAAAAAGACAATAACGTAGTAAGTGACGCATGTAAAGAAACGCTAGACTATTATATATATCTAAATGATGATAGCCAAAAGCCTAGAAAGACTTTTAAAGAAAGGATTGCTGAAAAAATGGAAGAGGATAGAACAATTCCTTCTACTACAAAAGAACAAAGGCAACGACATAGTTAAATGACTAAATACGATGAATAAAGGACTTATAAAAGTAACGGATCAAGTATTAAAATCACACTGGGATAAATTTCGTTTGATCTTTAAAGATTTCCGACCTACCCATATAGAATTAAGACATTGGGAAAATGATTTATGGTATTACTTTGGTGTAAGTGACAAGTTTGACGAAGTTAAAGAGGGGGAATTGATACCTGAATACATAGTTATAATCAAGACCGATGAAGATAAGGTAACCTATACTTTCGAAAAGGCGTGACTAAATACGAGGAAATAGAAGCCAAAAGGGAACGCTTTCATAAGTCTACGGTAAGACGTTTTACCACGGCTTTAAATATAGCTGCAGAGCCTTCTATACAAGCTTATGAGAACAATTCTCGAGCTTGGTCTATTAGTCAAGATCCTATTATTAAAGCCTACATTCAAACTTACCAGATAGTCGGTGTTTATTTCGCTCAAAGTACCTTAAGAGAACTCGATAAGCTTTACAAGGATGCAGCGCAGGATTTACGCCCGACATGGTTGCAGTGGATGGAACAATATACCTTAACTAAAGCCGGAGCAAGGATAAAAAGCGTTACAGATTACACACTAGAGCTTGTACGAAGGACAATAAGCGAAGCGGTAAACGAAGGACTGGGAAGCAAGGAAACAGCTAGAAACATTCGTAAGAAGTGGCAGGGAATAGCCAGAACAAGGGCTGAAATGATTGCACGAACTGAGATAGTAAGTGCAAGTAATAGAGGAGCTTTATTAGGCGCTCAGGCCACTGGATTAGATTTGGTTAAAAACTGGTTAGCTACTCCAGGAGCAAGGACAAGAGATAGTCATTTAGCTGCCAACGGTCAACAGGTAGGGTTAAACGAATACTTTATAGTAGGGGGAGAAAGATTAGAAGCACCGGGTGATCCGAATGGGAGTGCAGCAGAGACCGTGAACTGCCGCTGCACCATAGTATTTGAACCTGCTTAAATGGATATTATTTATATAGTATCAACACAAATTCTGTGACCAAGGATTTTTTATAATATGTGTGTTAATTAAGACAGAAAATCCACATAGGAAAGGTTGCTAAGGATTCCTATTAAATCACACACAAATCTTTTAGTAAAGTTCAAATCAAAACATTTGTGATATTCTACACACAAATTCGTCCAAACGTTTATTCTGTAAAATTTATATAATAAGTGACACAAATCCTTGTTAATAAAAGGTTAGGTATATTACAGAATTATAACACAGAAATTTATGGGTCACCGAAAAATAGGTCTCCATGCCGCATAAACGTACATTTTTTCTGTGATCTTGTACACAAATTCTTTACTAAAAAGAACACTGTCGTTTTTGTCTAATATCGCACAGAAAATCGTGACAACGTTTGTATGCATGTATTTGTGTACGATAGTTCTACAATGGAACGCAACAAACGATCAAACGGCTTTCCGTACAATCAAATACAAATCCGATGCATCGAACTTTTGTGAAAAGATTTCTGTGATCTCGTATAGAAATCCGTTGAGATAAAAGAGTAAAGAGTTTTCTGTACTATCGTACAGAAATTAACAAAGAAGAAGCGTTGAAATAGATTTGTGTAATGTCGTACAGAAAAAGGTTTGAAAGTTTGTTGTGAAAGATTTCTGTCATTCTTTACACAAATCCGATACTACGAACATCTTCGCGGATTTGTGTCTGACAGTTGTGTAATACAACATAAAGGTTCTTAAAAGGTATTTGCGGCCAATCGTACAGAAAGTCTCTGTAGAACAGTTTAATGCGGTTTGTGTTATGTAGAATATAAATAGGACTAGGTAAACAGCTTATTATAGCACTCATTAAAAACCAATATCCAAACAATTCCAAACCCAACGAAATCAGCAAAACGAATTAAAAAAGGAGTCCAATCAACATTTACTCTGACTGCCTTTATCATAAGAGGGCTTACTAAAGGATCATAGCAAACTACAGCAGCGATAAGCAGCGCCAACATGATTGATTTGAACAGGTGCCAGGCGTCTGTAAGCGCTGCGGGATACTTAAAGATCCAGATCATGCGGTGACCGTTTTTTACTTGTCCGTCTATATACTTATTTCTCCAGCTATGGTGAGGATTCCAGAACAGGTAATTAAGCTTTGAGAAGATGCTTTGATCAAAATGATGCGCCAGCGTATCTATCAAAGCATTACAAGCAGCGGCCAGGGCTATTAATATAAGGCTTATCACTTCAGCAAGTATTTAACAAGTCCGATAATTAACCATATTACAAGAATAGCCCCTATAAAAAACGTTATAGTATCAAATGGCTCTCCAAAGTAAGTAAGAGATGCGCTTATAACAAGCAGTCCGAATAAAATTAACAGGTGCTTTAGTTTCATAATTGTATATTAATTTCTACTACATCACCATACTTCAATCCTTCCGGTATTAAATCAGGATCATTAAGGATTACCCGGCTTGAATCGGTACGGAAATAAAACATGCCATTACGGTTTAGGTAGTAGGTGTATTTCATTAGTCCAACCAGTTTTTAATAATTTCATTTTCCGCATCCTCGTGACTAGCGATCCCATCCATTTTTAAATATCCGTTTAAGGTAAGCTTGTTTCTTATTATTTCGAAATGTACAGATGTTCCACTTACTATGTATTCGGGATAAATAGAATCAGCGTGAGTTACATCAATCTTATCATAGTTAAGGCTGTTGATAATGATTTTAAAGTTTACATCTTTCATCTCTAGTCCAATTTTAACCCTTCTGATTCCTTCTTTCTAAGAAGTTCGTTAACGGCTATTATTAGCCATGCATTAATGCTTATTCCGGTCTTATCCCTAAGTCTTTTTAGTTTCTCCTGTGTAGGGTCTGGGAAAGTGTGTGTGCTTGTTGCCATGAACCAAATATAATAAAAACATATGTAAAACATACTATTAAACTATTGTTTTTTTAATACCCGTTTTATAAGGTCTATTTTTAATATGAATTGATTCAATTATGATCTTTAAATCCCTCGAAAACTCTATAAAAGACGTTGACACGGCCAAAGGAATTGTGAAATTTGCTTTCGCACACTTTGGCTCAAAGGATTCTGACGGCGATATTATAGTAAAGGGAGCCTATCAAAAGACAATAGCGGAACTAGGGCCATCTGGAAAAGACCGCATCTACCACTATAAAAACCACGATTCTAATCAGGCAGTAGGAAAGCCAATCGAAATATATGAAAGTGGGGATCATGCTATAATGATTAGTCAGCTTTCAAAGAACTCATACGGGCGAGATGCCTTAATTGAATACCAAGAGGGGATCATTAAGGAGCATTCACAAGGCTTTTACATACCTAAAGGAAAGCAGGAAGAAAAGGACGGAGCGAATTACATCAAAGAGGTGATAATGGCTGAGGCTTCAACATTAACGAAGTGGGCTGCTAATCCTAATACTCCTGTATTCGAGCTTAAGAACAAGAAAGCCGAAGAACTAACAGAAATATTATCAGAACTTACATCCAGGGTTAAAATAGGCAAATTCTCTGATGAATACCTATTGGATGTCGAGAATAAAATAAAAGAACTACAGACTATAATTCACTCTTTAAAGCCGGATGATTCCACTTTAAAAGAGCCGGACGGGCTGGACTTAATAAATTATTTCAAATCAAATTTAAGTATCTAAAATGGATATAGAAAAAATCAAGTCCGAGATAAAAACGATTGCGGACGGAATAGAAGCAAAGATCGAAAAGGCCAACGGTCAAACGATCGAAGCAGCTAAGGGAGAGACTAACAAAGTAGCCCAAGAATTAAAGACAGAGATCGCAGGAATGGTTAATAAACATTCTGAATTGACTGCTTTATACGAGAAGGAAAAGAAATCCATGCAGGAGCAATTGGATGATCTTTCTACAAAGATGAAAAAGAACAAAGCCGGATCAGACGAACACCAATCATACGAGCAAGTTGTAAAATCTGCCGTAGAAGCAATGAAAGAAAAAGGCTTGTTGGATCAGTTTAAAAACCAAGGCAGAGGTGGAAGAGGTTCTTTAAACATGGAAGTAAAAGCCGCGGTGGATATGCTTGTTGGATCAGGTGGACCAGCAGCGGGAACCATAGTTCCTAGCAGACGGCCAGGTATCATTACGCCATTGACTAACGATATGCTTGTTAGATCATTGATGAATGTTACAAGTACAGACGTTCCAATTATCTCTTACATCCGTGAACTGGCGGTTGAAGGAGCGCCAGCCGGGGTAGCAGAGGGTGGTTTAAAGCCACAGGTTTCTATTACTACTCAATTGCTACAAGCTACAGCTAAGAAAATTGCGGCTCATTCCAAGATGTCAGAAGAGTTAATGACAGACGTACCCGGATTTACTGGTTACATCACTGGTCGTTTAACTGACCTTCTTCAATCAGAGGAAAACAGGCAAATACTTTACGGTGCTGGAGGTGCTAGCTCTGGAGTTGAATTACAGGGCTTAACCACTGTGGCAAGTGCCTTTACAGACCCTGGTTATGACGTTGAAGCAGTTCAGAATTGGGATATTCTAGCGGCTACAAACGCTTTGTTAACTGCAACGCCTTTTAAATTATGGGCTACTGGTCACGTTATCAACCCTGCTCAATTCTTTGAAATGGCCTCTTACAAAGATGGCAATGAGAATTACATCGCGCCTATCATCTTCACAAATGGAATACCGACTATTTTCGGACAACCTTTAGTGGTTACCGCTGAAATGGTTGCTGGTAATTTCCTTTCTGGAAACTTCCGAAGAGGGGCAGAGATTTACCAACGTTCAGGAATCAGCGTTCGGGTTTACGATCAGAACGAAGATGACGCGATTCACAACATGGTTACCGTGGTAATTGAAGAAAGATTGATCATGCCGATCTACATTCCAGGAGCATTTATTTATGATGCATTTGCTGACGCAGCGGCAGTATTAACAGCACCTTAATTTAACGGGGGAGTAAAATCCCCCTTACTACTATGCAAAAAGTAACATACACTAAAGCTTGGGAAGGCAAAAAGAAAGGTGATTCGGAAGATGTAACCTCACGTCAAGCCCAGATTTTAATTGATGGTGGAGTAGCTGAAAAGTTCAAGAAAGAAGATAAAGCCGAAAAGACCACCAAAGAAGACAAGTCCGATAAGAAAACTAAATGATAACTGTTGTAACTCCTGCCGATCCATTAAGCCTAGTTTCCCTTTCGGAAGCAAAAGCCTGGTTGAAGGTGGATTATGATACCGATGATGCAATTATTACAATGCTTATCAAATCAGCGTACCATCAGGCAGAGAAGTTTACTAATAGTAGTTTTTTAGAAAAGACTTTAAAGGTTTCTTTTGATACTTGTTATTATAAGAGCCCTTTTAGGCTTCCATATGGCCCTGTAAAATCGGTTAGTTCAGCTAATTTCATTACAGGCAACGGTACGGAATCTATAACAGACTTTCTTTTTCTTGATGATATGTTTAGGCCTAATTTTCCTTATTACACTACCGATACTTATAGACATACTTTGGAAGTAACCTATGTGGCCGGATCATCGACAGTAGATGAATCAATTAAAGAAGCTATCTTAAAAACGGTTTTTTCGAGGTACGAAACAAGAGGCAATGAAGTAGTAGGTACCGAAGGGATTAAAGTAAGCGTGTCAGGTCTTACGACTACCTCAAAGGATATTCTTAGACCTTATATCAGGTATTAATGAATCTAAGAGAAAGGATAACCATATTCCAATATAACCTAACCCAAGGGGATGCAGGGGAACAGGTAGAGACTAGGGAGGATATAAAGGAAACATGGGCGGATGTTGATCCGATGACCGAAAAGAGAGCTTTGGAATACGGTCAGGTCTTAGGAAACAGGAACTACTTTATTTATCTGAGAGTGGAATCTATACCTAACCTGAATAATGAGATGCTGATAGAATGGAGGGGGAGGATATTAACTATCAATTCGGTTCTTAATTTCGATGCAAGAGATGTTTATTTTCAAGTAATAGCGAGCAACAATGATTAAGGTAATACTAACCAAGGATTATTTAAAGCAGAAAGCAGGGGATGAAAGGATAGTCTCTGATCGCGAATACAAGATTCTTAAAAGATTGGGAATAGCCGAAAAGCCGAAGAAGGTAGTGAAATCTAAGAAGCAGGAAAATGATTAAGGTTTCTATACCGGAAAGAGAGATTCAAAGGGCTTTAAGGAATATAAACACCTATGCCGAAGAAGTGAAGAAAGGCATAAAGGATCAGGTTACTTTAAGTGCTTATGCTATCGAGAAAGAAGCAAAGGAAAGAGTAAAAACAGACGATGGAATTTTAAAGAATAGCATTCACGCAAACAACATCGCTCCTTATACTTCAGAAGTCCGGGTAAACGCTCATTATGCTCCTTATGTAGAGTTTGGCACAGGAGATTTAGTAAAGGTTCCTGCTGGTTTAGAATCATACGCCATGCAGTTTAAAGGGAGAGGGATAAAGAAGATAAACCTGCCAGCCAGACCTTATTTGTTCCCTGCATTCGAAGCGGAAAAGAATAAGTTTTTAGCTAAGGCTGCTAAGATATTAAAACTAAGATGAAAGACCCTAGCTATGCAATACGAAAGGCTTACTTCGATGAATTAGACGGGAATCTTTCAGTAAATGGCAATAATGTTCCTGTTTACGACCGAGTACCGGATAAACCACCGTCTCATTATGTTTTGATAGCAGAACAAACAGCGGTAGACGAGTCAAGTAAAGGATGTTTTGGGGTGGATGCAACGGTTTTACTAGACGTTGTAACGAGGTTTAAAAAGGGGGGAGGTAAAAAGGATGCTGATGTTATTTCTAATCAGATCACTCAAAGGATAATAGACCACGAAAGCTACCCGGATGCGTCACCGGAATTTAAGATTTACGGAGTTATGCTTGAAAATATGAACACATTGGAAAGTATGGAACCTTCGGAATATGTAGTAAGAAAATTAATAAGGATAAGAAATTTAGTTCAACAAATTTAAAAAGTTATGCCAACAGTAGGAAGAATTTTAGGTCAATCAATGAGAGTTCTCATTGGTGAGTCCGTAATAGAATGCGAAGATGGTTTTACGCTGTCTGTAGACGGTGAAGAAATCGATGTTTCTTGCAAGTCTTCGGGTAATTGGGGTGATACCTTAGCCGGGACTAAGACATGGAACGTTTCAGTAAACGCCAAATTAGAAGTAGACGCAACCACAAACGGTTTCTTTGACATTCTGGATAATTTCGTAGACGGAACCGAACTGGATATTGAGATTACAACCCATGACGGAACAGCCGGGATTGTAGGAGATAAATTTATCTCTGGAACTGTGGTAGTAGGTTCAACTTCTTTAAGTGGAAACAGAAACGAAGCGGTAACCTGGGAAGCGACATTGTTAGGCCGTGGCCCATTGGTAACATCAACTAGAGCAGCATAATGACGGATCAGGTAACTATCAATGGCAAGCAATACCCTTACAGGCTTTCTTACAAAGCTTTGAAGCAGGTGAGTTCTTTAAGTGCTAAAGGTGAAATAGGTATAGACAGCGCGGAACACGCTTTATATTGGGCTTTAAAATCAGGTCACCAAAAGGAAAACCAGGAATTCACTTTCGAGATGAAGGACATGGAAGAAATCTTAGAGGAAAATTTTGATCTGTTCATTAAGGTGCAAAAGGATATGACTGCGATGACCGACAAAATAAACGGGGGAAACGAGCCGGGAAAGTAGAAGAATCTGAACATGAAAATGTTTGGGACTACTTAGAAAAGATTGCTTTCGGAAAGATAAGGTTAAGCGTGGAAGAGTTCTACAGCATGACCCCTGGTGAGTTTAGAAACGCTGTTGAAGGTTGGGAGGAAGAGAAAAGGGAGCAGATGATGTTTCAAAGGCTTTTAACGACCGCACAAATACAAGTCCATGTCGCTAAAGGGAAAAGCCTAAAGCCTACCGATGTTGTAAAGTTCAGTTGGGAACAGACAGCAACAAAAGCAGCCGGAAAGATCATTCAAGACCCTGCGGAAATAGAAGCCTTTAAGAAACGAGCACTTGAAAGAAAACTAAAGAAGAAATGAATATAGCAGCATTAAATGTTAAGATAGGCGCTGACATAGCAGATTTTAACAAAGGTATTGATGCTGTAGTAAACAAGTTCAAGCAAGTTGAACAACAGTTTTCAGGCATAGCGAGTGTTGGTCAGGGAATGCAAAGCGTAGGAAGATCGTTAACCGTGGGTTTAACGCTTCCTATTGTTGCTTTAGGGGCTGCTAGTATAAAATCATTCGGAGACATTCAGGCTTTAAAGTTAGGCTTAGAAGCGGTTACCGGATCCAGCGCCGAAGCTGCCAAACAAGTCAACCGTCTAAGACAAGTAGCTAAATTACCAGGTTTAGGACTTGCGGAAGCTGTAAAAGGATCTATCAACCTTCAAACAATAGGCTTTAGTGCTGAAAAGGCCGAAAGGTCTATGAAAGCCTTTGGTAATGCTGTAGCTACAGTTGGTAAAGGAAAGGCAGAGTTTGAACGGGCTATTTACGGGCTTCAACAACTATCTAATACTGAATTCCCACTTGGAGAAGACCTTAACATCTTAAGGGATGCCATACCTCAAATAACACCACTTTTAAAAGAGGCTTTCGGAACAGCAAGAACGGAAGAACTTCAAAAACTAGGAATTACTTCTGAGCAGGTTGTAAATACTATCCTTGAAGGACTTGAAAAACTCCCTCCTGTAGCTGGTGGTATCAATAACGCATTTGAAAACTTAGGGGATTCTATTAAAAATTCACTTGGAACAATAGGCGAAGATTTAAACAGGGCTTTTAATGTTGAAGGTGTTTTAAATAAAGTAGCTGACTTTGTTGAACGAGCTACTAATGCCTTTACTAAACTTTCCCCGGCTGTTAAAAACACTATTTACGTAGTCGCTGGACTTGCGGCGGCTATCGGTCCATTATTGGTGATTTTTGGATCTATTTTAACAGCATTACCATTAATGGCTGCTGGATTTGTGACATTAAAAGCTTCTGTACTTCCCGCGATTGCTGCTTTTGCTACGGCTGCTTTACCTATTATAGCTGTCATCGCTGCGGTCGCTGCTTTAAGTGCTGCTATTTATGGAATAGTGAAGGCTGCTGACCTGTTTAAGATAGCTTTTAAAAGAGCCTTTTTAGAAGTAAAAGGGTATGTAAATGATGCTATCCTTTCGATGTTTGAAAGTATTCAAAGCTTTGGGGATAAATTTGATATCGATTTAGGTTTTAAAAAAGCAATCCAAGAGGCTAGGAACTTCCAAAACGAGATAAGCCAAACTTTAGCCATTACTCCGAACGTGTCTTTTAAAGACGCAGAGGATAAGATGAGGCAGTCTGTAATTGATGCCTTTACAAGTGTGAAAGAAGAGGTTTACAGTGCAATGGTTAAGGCTGAGGAAACCGTAAAAGAAGGTGTTACAAACATCAACAACGGATTAAAAGGAATAGGATCAGGTACTATAACAGTTCCTGTTAAGATCGCTCCAATAGGCTTAGAGGCAGCGCAAATGCAACCTATTAATATAGATTCAACAGGGCTACAGGCTTTAGTGGCGGTTAGCGATGCATTAGAGAAAGCAAAAGAAAAAAGTTTAGCCTTTGGAGGATCGTTTGATCTTGTAGGGGAGAAAACAAGAATTTTACAAACAGCGATAAGCACTTTAATTGACCAAGGTTTTACCGCAGGAACCGGAGCACTAGAGGCTATGAAGCTTAAAATGAAAGAGGTTCAAACAGAAATGGATGCTCTTGGAAATAAAGCCATAGATGTAGGGCAAATATTTAAAGCAAATTTGACCAATGCTATAGCAGGATTTGCGGAAACTTTAGGGCAATCATTTACTAACGGTGGTAATTTCTTTGATGGAATTTTAGCTGTAGTAGCTGATTTCGTTGGATCATTCGGTAAGATGTTAATTGCGGCAGGGGTTGCTTCGACTGCTTTCAAAGAATCTTTAATGACCAATCCTTACGCAGCTATTGCGGCTGGTGCTGCTCTGGTTGCGATAAGCGCAGCGATAAAAGGACATTTAAATGCAGGGCCAGGTGGCGCTCCTTCGACTGCTGGTGGTGGAGGCGGTGGCGGTTCTAGTTTCTCAGCAGGTTACAATCCGAATATTAATAACAAGGTCAATGAGTACAGAGAAATAGAAATAAGTGGACAATTGACCGCTAAAGGTGGTGATCTTGTCTATGTGTTCAATGAAGCTACGAAGAGAGAAGGGAGGGTAGGTGGCTAAAATATTATTAATGCGTACTTGTCAACGGGTCAGGGATTCTCAGCAAAATTGGGTAGGTACATACAATAAAAGAGAAGAGTATTATGATACTGTAACAAAACAGGTTTCGGTAGTTACTTCGCCATCTCCGGTTGATTCATGTGCTTATTATTTCAGAAGCCCCTTAGAAAGAATAGATGATTATTGTGATGGCAATGATAGGATAGAGGTATATCACAATCGAGAGCCAGCCCATAATGAAACTGTAGGGGTTAAGCTTGTAAGGACTATAGGGGCATGTGCCATAGCTGGCTGCAATATTTCTTTTGTTTCAGCAAGAGTTGAGTATCACGAAAGCAGGGAATATGGAAGTATAACATTTACTATGAGTACTTCGGAATATGAGTACTCATTGACAAATTTTAACGATTATCTTTCTTCGGTCTACTATACCAGAAGGATTCAAAATATATATCCTGGGGACTATATTTTAAGTGTAAGGCAAAAAGAAAAAAAGACTTGCGTTGCTACTCTTGCTTTTACGATTGACGAAAAAATAGATTACAATCCTAAGTGGTTTTTTGAATTAAAAGACAGGCATAATAACGATTTAAGGGTTGAAATTTTAGGCAAAAACTACGAAGGAACAGCGACTGATATTGAATATATCGGTTCAAATCCTATAGTTATCGATTGGAAAGGCAGAGGTAACGATAAATTCAGACCAATAGTAACTTCTGAATGTATTTTAACAGTCAATTCAAGTACTGACTTTGAATACTACTCTTTGTTTTCTTCAGACGAAAAAGCTCACAGGATAGATGTTTATAAAAACGGTGCAATTTTTTGGAGGGGTTATGTAATTCCAGATGTTTACACAGAACCTTATTTAGCACCTCCTTATTTAATGACTGTTTCAGCAGTTGATGGATTGAATACGCTTAAAAAATATGATTACGAAAACCCTAACGAAACAAGCACTTACCGTGAAATAATTACCTATTGTCTTGACAAAATAGGTCACGGAATAGACTTTTTAGATTCAGCTTTTATACTTCCTTCGGATATTACGGGAACGCCTTTAAACATATTCTCTGTTAAGAATAAAGCCTTTGAAGGACTTAATTGCTACGAAGTCTTAGAAAGGGTTGTGTTTGCCAACCTCGGAAGGCTTACTCAATTGGATGGATCATGGCAAATGGTTCCGATTACCCAATTAAAAGACATATATGAATTAAGAGACAGCGATTCTACTATTGGTACGATGGATCCTGTTATCCAAATAGGTGACGTTAGAAATGGAGAGCCATACTTTCGGGATCGGTCGCAAACATTAAACATTAAACCAGCCTATAAAGAAATAACAGTAATTCAAGATTACGGATTAGACGATGTTTTTGTAAAAAATTCAACATTCGAATTTATAGAAAACGTCTTACCAGAATGGATTGGGGAATTATATCTAAAAAGATACTACAGAAAAGACAACGGAGACATAGCTACAATGGTAGGAATACTAAACAGGCCAATCTCGCAAGAAGTTGATATTTCTCCAACAGAAGAAGAATCAAGAATAGCCCTAGATATTGAATATAAAGTAGCCATAGGGCAAGTTTACGAAGCTTCTATAATAGAAATAACCTTTAGTCAGGGAGAAACTATAGATGTTATTATTAAGCTCGAAGGTAATTATTTATTTTTTCAAGATTCAGGATGGGATAGGACAACAGGTCCAGGAATACCGGGGAGATCAAATATAGCAGACGCATATTTATACCCAGCAGTTGACAACGCCGAAAGGTTCCGAGTTTGGTTGGAGGCAAACACCACTAATTATACAATTTCAAGAACAAACAATGTAGTTAAGATTTCGGCAAATATAACCGATGTTAAATATGATTTTGGCGATGTTGAAGTTTTAGGTTACGCAGAAATAACGGATAGAAATAATCAACCCATAACCACCGAGGGGTATTCTGTTCAAATGGTGGTGTATGCTTACGACTCAGCAGGAAATGAAAAAACATTAAGCACTAGTGGACATTGGATGGTGCGATATTCCAATCCAAGGATGACAGGACTACAGCCTAATAAGGTTAATATGCCTGTTAAATCTAACGGGGAGTGGAACACTTTTACTCTTTTGTCTGATCCGTTACCAGAAGATACAGTACGGTTTAAAATAGAGCTACATGGGTACGGGGCTAAAAACAGGGATAGAGGTTCTTCTAATAACATAGAGGCTCATTATAAAAAAGCCAATATAAGCTATTTGCCTGGCGGAGATTATGCACCTAAAACAAGCACATTAAAGCTTGTAAATGATAAGGAGCTAACATTTATACCATCCGATTACCTGCTGTTTTTAGGGGAGCCACCTCTTAATGATGAATTAGAACCTATCCCTAACGCCGACAGGGTCTTAAGTAACCTTGTTTATTACAATAGTGATATGATAACCCAATTCACAACAGGCGAAAAGACGGGAAGGTTATTGGACATTATAGCTAACATTATTTTATCAGCTAATATGGATCAAATACAGGTCATCTCAGGCACAATGAGAGGTGATTTTAACCTTAATAATACTTTTGTAGATTCTAATAACCCAGGTAAGGAATTTATTGTAAATTACATGAGGTTAAACCTAAGGAAAAACGAAGCTGATTTAGAATTGGTTGAAATGCCATTCGATATAAAAATAACAAATGCTTTACTGCTTGAAACAGGCGATTATTTCTTACAAGAAGATGGAGGGTTAATACTTTTAGAAGATGGCTGATAAAAAAATAACAGAATTAACAACTACTATAAGCGTATCGGATGCGGATTTAGTGCCATTTGTAGACGTGTCTCAGCCGGTTCCAGGGCTAAAGAATCAGAACGTTAGAATGTCTGTTTTGAAAGCTTATATGGCCTCCGGCGCTGATTATAGTACCAGGACAGCCAATGAAGGTGAAAATGTTTATGTTAGGAAATTGGTTATTTTAAAAAATAATCAACTTTATACTTTTGATCCAACAGATGTAAGTCATTATGGGCTATTGGTTGGTTTCCTTATTAATAAAGGTATTACAGGGAAAAGTACTTATGTAACTTCTGGAATATATCAGTCAGAATTTTTAAGCCTTACTCCTAATGCTATTTATTATTCCGATTCTGCCGGAAACCTAACAACCGTAACCCCGGCTGAGGGTATTTATCAGGAAGTAGGTTTTGCAGTTTCTACAGATAAGATTTTTATCAACTTAGGGCAACCATCCTTATTAACAGAAGCAGCGGTTGAATATACTCAGGCAGAAAAGAACAAACTACTTGAGTTAAGTGAACTTAGAAAAGATCCGGTACAAAGTCAGGCGGTTTTAACTTCAATACCTCAATTATCTTTAGACGACAAAGAAGATAGGCTAGTAGAAAACGAAGCAGGTTATTATAGGTATGATGCACATTCTGACGGATCAGAGGACGGCGCCATAGCACCTGACGATCAAACAGGAGGAGTAGGGTTTTGGATTCCTGTAGGTTTTTCTGGCAATGTAAGTGCGGATAAAATAACCGAAACAACCGATAGACAGTTTGTAACTGCTACTGAAAAGGCAAAATTAAATTTGGACTATGGGTATAAAGACAACCCAACTATATTAAATAATGACTATCCAACTGGCGTATCTGGTGCTTATGTTAGAATAGGGTCAACAGATACCATTTGGGTTTGGTCTACAGGTACAAATTCTTGGGTAAATAGCGACAAACCAATCACAGGCTATGTACATCCAGATCACACCGGGGATGTTACTTCAAATAGCGATGGACAAACAACAATCTCAGAGGGTGCGGTAACATTCACTAAAATCAACAGCGCGACAAAGGCTGCGTCAGGAGAGGAAAGCGCAACTAAGTTAGTGGTAGCTAATGATTCAAGATTAAGATCAAAATACAGAGGCCGACATTTAACATTAACAGCCTTACAAACAGCACACTCTACAGGGCTTTCCGGGGATTGGGCGGAAGTCAAACCCAATGGAGGAAGTATCACAGAATATGTTTGGGATGGCGGATGGGTAGTAAGAACAGGCGCTGGGTTAACCACTGAACAAGAAACTATTATAGACTCTGTAGGTGACGCTACCACTCTTAATACTACTGCGAAAATACTAGTAGACGCTATAAACGAAGTATTAGCGGCAGTTGGCGGTGTGGGTGCTTTGACATCCGAGGATATAGATACTCTTGCAGAAATAAACTCTATTATAAATGATGCGGATGTAGCAAGTGAGACATTTGTAACTAATATAACAGGCGCTCTAGCCTCATTAAACACAACCGTTAAAACCAGCTTAGTAGATTCTATCAACGAGTTAATAACCTGGATTAAAGAGCCTAAATCGTATGCAGTCATTAAGCCTACCGGGGTTATTAACTACTATGACGATTTACATTCAGCCATTGCTGGCGCGGTGTCGGGAGATACTATTGAGATGTATAATGACTATGTGTCTACATCAACTCTAATACCCAAGGATGGGGTTACTATAGATACAAATGGTCATTCTATAATAAATGAATCGACATCTTTAAGTTCTTATACTTTATATTCAGACAGCCCTAATGTAAGCTGGAATGTAATAGGTAATGGTAAGATAATAAGAAGGGGGATTGTAAGTACATCCAACTCTTTTGCTCCCGCTGTATGGTTAACCAATAATTCTACTAACAATATTGTAAATATTCATGCTGATATAATTCATGAAACTAGGCAGGCTTTAATCGTTCAGGGAGAAGGAAGTTTTGTTACTGTACGTGGATATGTATCTGGAGCAGCTCAGGATTCACAGAATAGAACAGCCTGTATAGTTGATAAGGCAACGGTAGAAATTTTTAATGATGTTATATCTAAGAACGGTGAAGCAATAGGTGCGCACGTTGGAGCGAATGTAATTATTCATGGGAATTTAATAGTAGAGTCAGGCAATGGATATCCTGTCAGGATAGGGTTTAATAACATTGCCGAATCAGCACTGACCGTATATGGTCACCTTATTAGACCTTTAGGGGCAACAGGTGGCGCTATTTATTTCTATAATGATGCGGAAGTAAAAATCGGAGGGGCTATAGTTAATAGTTCAGGAACAGAAGCTGTAGTACATGCTGACGTTGTAGAAGCGAAAGTTACTTTCCTTGGTCCACCTGCTTACGATGGTGTTTTTCCTCCTAAAGTTACAGTTTCTTATATCGGAACTTACGGAGGTGGAACCGGAACAGACCATACAGCCGAAATTACAGCTCTTCAAGAAGGTAAGAAAGACAAATACATTACCGTTCCTACTTCATTTACTCCGGGTCAATGTATAGATCAAGTAGACGGCACATGGGAGCTAGCATCTGCAACGGTAGAGCCTTTTTTATTGGTGGTGGAAGAGGGGAAGGCGGTAACATCGGGAAGTAATTATGATCTTGGACTTCCACTTGGGGTTGATGGGAAAGGAATTTACTACTGGAATGAGACAGATCAAGAATTAACCTTAACTAAGCCTACGGGTGAAGGGGAGGTCGTAAGGGTGGCTTATAAGCAAGGAACTGGATGGGGAGTGTTTGTTTGGGACAATGGGTATATAATAGGCGGTGAAGTAGGAAATGACCCATCTTGGCTATTGAAACCTTCTAATTTTTCTGTATCTGATAATAATGGTGAAAACATATTTATAACATGGGATCAACTAGACCAACGGGGGGATAGTGCTATATTAAGATATTCCACAGATCAATCTACATGGACAGACGTAGATGTGCCAATTAGTTCACTTGGCTATTATTTGAATGTATTGCCTTCTACTATTTATTATTTTGAGTTACAAGTATTGTCATCTGAACTTGAAGACTCAGAAAAGGCAATACTTAATGTAGAAGTTCCAGGTTTATTATCTCCTGAGCCCACAGGAGATTTATTTAGATGGACTTATAGTGATTCTGGAATAACAGATTTTGAAACACCTTCTCAAATAACCGAAAGAAAAACATTATGGCTAACAGAATCGGCTGGCGTTAACGCTTTTAACCACCATCCTTACATTGTTGAAAAGGACGGTGTAGTATTAGGTATGTGTTCAACTCATGCATACGATGAAGAGGGGATGGGAACATTTGTTAGAGGCTTTAGAAGCGCAGACGGTGGCGCAACATGGTCATTTTTAGCTAATATTTTTGATCCGGCCAGCGATTCAGGAGATAGGATAGGCGGAACAGGCAGGGTGGTAATTCCAGTTGAATTTGTAGAAATAGGTGGGAGAATAATAGCGGTAGCTGATTTAGTTGAATATACGAGCGGTTCCAGGGTCGGGATCGGATTAATAGCAAGAGAAATTTTTACAGATGGAACAATGGGCAGCGTTTATTGCATTCATAATTCAACTTCTCAGGGAGAAACATTGCCAGGTATTTCAGGATATGAGGATTACCCATTTTCAGAAGAACTAAGAATCATTTGTTATTCTTATCTTGATAGACCTGGATATAAACCAAAAACAAACGCATCAGACCCTTCGCTGAGCATAGTATCGATAGCAAACAATACAAACGGATGGAAGGGGGGGGGCAACCTGCAAGAACCTACTGATATAAGACCACATAGGTATTCAAAAATATGGAAACTATGGAAAAATTTTGGAAGAGGTAAAAAGGTATTTAATATTAATTATGGGTCAACCTTCCTAGATTCAGAGGTTCCAGATTCAGGAGAACCGGATGTAGGGGCTATTGTTACCCGAATGTATCAATTTAATGAGGACACTATTCTATTATCTGGAAATTCAAATGATGGATATAGGAGAAGGTTGTACTTAGCAATAACAAAAAGAAGGCCGGACGATGGCAGATATGTTACTACCAAGGTATTCAACATAGATTATGATGCCAACACCACACAATTAACCCCAGGGGTTTATAAAGGAGGCGGCCCACAGATTGTTGATATATCGGTACGGGGGTTAGATATTCACATGATATATGTAATAAGAAAGGAAGATGTTTGTTATAAGAAACTTACATTGCTCCAATCAGATTTAGACATTGCCGCACCCGAAGAAGTATCGTTATTGTTAGACATTGATGCTACCAATTTATCACAGTTTGATTTAACTGCATCGCAGATTAATTCAATAACATCAAGGGGTTTGTTTTTATCGCAATCCACATCATCCAAAAAGCCAACATGGTCATCAGGCAGAATAAACTTTTTAGATACATCGAATCAGCACGTAGTCTTAACAAGCGGCATGGAGTACTTTCAATTTCAGCCAGATCAAGATTTTACAATTGTATTAAAAGGACTACTAACAAGCAAAGCAAGTAATTCATTTGGTCATCTAATAGCGTATCGCGGACAAAGCGGGATAAGTAATGCAGGATGGGGAGTGTTATTTTCAAATAATAGTATTAGGCTTAATATTTCAGACGGTACTTTAAATAGGTTTTCGCTTTACATTCCAGAAGATTGGACAACAGAAAGAGATTTTATCTTAGAAAACATTGACGGAGTAATAAAAATATATACAGAAGAAAATGCAGATGTAGGGAGTATTGGAGATAACACTGTTGATTTAGACATAATTGACTATTCGGGACAAAATCTAGTTGTAGGAACCAGGCATATTAATGATTCTACACCAGCTCAAAGTTGGTTAGGCAGTTGTAGAAATATAAAGATATACAACCGAGCATTAACAGCACAAGAGAGGCTTAACGAACTATCATCGTAAAGATGCTTAAAAAATTATGGAACTACTTTAAAAAATGGAAACTAACGAAAAAACAGGGGTAATTCTTGATAAGAATGAGCCTATAGGAAAAATAACAGGGTATCTACTGCATTTGCCTGAAGGTTACCAGACTGAAAAAAAAGCCCTGATAGTAAACCTTCATGGGCATGGGGCAGGCGGTCGTGATCTTAACAGGATCAGGTTCGGGTTTCTTAGGGAAATATACAAAGGCAAAAAGATTGATGCTGTAATAGTCAATCCGCAAGCATTATATGAATGGAATGATAGCTTTAATTCTATCACGCCATTTATTGATATGTTGCTCGAAAAATACAATATTGATGAAAGCCGAATATACATTACAGGGCTTTCAAACGGTGCAGGATTTGCATGGGATTATGCAATAATTAACCATCATAAAATTGCAGCCGTTATCCCTATCGCAGGATGGCATACACAAGGGGACAAAGTATGCGAGGCTAAAAATTTAGCTGTTTGGGCTTATCACAATAAAGGGGACGGTGTTATTAGCTACAAAGGTATTCCCGGGCTTATTGAGCAATTCAAAAAATGTGGCGCTCAAAATGTTCACTACACTATCTATGAAGCAAATGGACATGATGCATGGACTAGAACCTATGCAGATCCGGCGGTCTTAGAGTGGTTGTTACAACAAAAGAAGGGTGATACAGCACCCTCACCCATACCAGCACCCGAACCAGAAAAACCAGTCACTATTAACAGGCAACCTATCTTAAAGGCAAGCGATAAAACCGTGAACCTACCATCAGATAGGGTGATGCTATACGGATCAGCATGGGATCCAGACGGCAAGATAGTAGGCTTCAAGTGGGAGAAATTATCAGGGGGTGAAATCACACTAGGCCGGACTGACGAGCAGAATTTAATGGTGACCAACTTTAAAGAAGGTGAATACACATTCAGGGTTACCGCTACAGACAATCAAGGCGCGCAAACAAGCCAAGAGGTAATATTGAATGTAGCCGGGAAACCAGCCTCATACTTTAATATACGGATTGACGGAGCCACAGAAGAAGAACTTGCAGCTATCAGGGCTATTTTAGGGGATAAAGTAAAAATTGTATAGTTTGTAAAAATATTAGTATATTGGGGGTAATAAATTACAGCTATGTTTCAATTTGTAAGCTTTCTTATTATAATAGCTATATCGGGTGGAATTTTTTATCACTTGTTTTCAAGGATAAACAACGATGAAATAAAGAAAGAAAAAGAAATAAGAGAGCTAAAAAAAGAGGTTTTTACTATGAAACTAGATCAAAAACACATCCAAGAGTCTTTATGGAAGACAAAAAGAAACTTAAAAAGAGTTTACCGCGAAATCGACCCAACAGGTAATAATATTTCTTACGATAAATAAATAAAACTATGCCAGATCAAGACCCGCCTAAGAAAAAAGGAACGACTAAGACAGCTACTAAGGTGAAAAACCCTAAAAAAGATGTTAAGGAACGGAAAAAATAAGTTTATAATAGGATTGATGTTGATACTGACAACAGTATTGCTTTCCTATTTTGTCACTTTCTTTTATACCGATGACCCTACGGAGGGGAAAATAAGATTCATTGGAAATCCTGGCGAATGGGAATACTTATCTCACTTCTTATGGAGGCTTCAATTAAGCATTAGGATAGCTGTATTTTCTTATATCATGTACTTCTTTGTTCCTGGTAAGTATGGATGGATAAAAGATATGTTCCTTACTTATTTTATTGTAGAATCTGTTATGGTTTTTAATTATGCGTTCAATGGGAATCAGATAAGTGTTGCATATTATGTTATTCTGCTTTTAGGGATATGGGCTGTAACCATCATAAAGCGATTAAAATTTAAGGATTTTGGAATTTACGTTTGAGCTGAATATATGGAATGTCGTAGGTGGAATAATGGCTTTTTTCTTAATAAGGGAATTGCATTCCAACACCAAAGCCCATCAAGATATTGTAAAGAAGTTCGAAGCTTTAACAGAGAAGTTCGAAACCCTTATAGGCAATGAAAAAGAAAAGCGTTTGGCCTTGGAAAAGGAAACGGTAAATAGAATCGTATCGATGGAAAGAGATGTTGATTTTAGGTTTCATGCTAACGATTTAAAATTCGAAAAATACGATCACAAAATTGATCAGGTAGAAATAAATATACTTACAATTTTAGCATTGGTTATGCCTGAAAAAAAAGCTGAGATTATGGCTAAGATAGAAGAGAAAAACAGGCGTAGAAAAGAAAGGAAGAATGAAAAAGATTAGCCCCCACATCACATTCCGAGAGGCAACATTTAGCAATACAGCTATCAGGCACGGTATAATTAACCATCCAGGAGTTAGAGAACTTGAAGCGATGAAACTAGTAGCTGAAAAGATATTCGAACCTGTCAGAAAGCATTTCGGAAAGCCTATTTTAGTAAATTCGTTCTATAGAAATCCGGAGGTAAACAGGTTGGTAGGAGGTTCTAAAACCTCACAACACATGAAAGGTGAGGCTATTGATATGGATGCAATAGAAAGTACAGGGTTGACCAACAGGCAAATATTTGAATGGATTAAAGAAAACCTCGAGTTCGATCAATTATTATGGGAGTGGGGGAATAAGCAGAACCCGGCTTGGGTGCATTGTTCATACAGAAAAGAAGGAAACAGAAATCAAATTTTATACATAGGAATCTAAAATTATGAAAGAATTCTTTAAAAGATTATCGCTACCTAGTCCAAAGTTTTTTAATAAGTGGGCTAATTTTTTCCTTTTTGTAATCGTAACCACGGGCGGTTTAACCCTTGGAGAAAATTTCGGGTTGGATATGCTGCAAGAATGGGCGTACAATACCTTAAAGACAGTTTTATCCTGTGCGGTGGTTGGATTGCTTTTTTGTAAATTAGCTGTTTATGATTGGAGTAAGAAATCAGGTGAACTAGAAGACAGGTAACCATGCCTAACAAAACTCCAATACTCAGATTAAAGCGCAACAAGAAGGGATATTATTATATCAGGCTTGAAGGTAAGAACGGCAAAAAGCAGTTTCATACAGAGGCATTTGAATCCCCACAAAGCGCGAAGGTAGCTAAAGAGGCTTTAGAATCTATAATTGCGAATATTAAAGAAGCTGAAATTATTATCGAAGAATGACAGCCTTAGCCTTTCTGATATTCCTATTGTGGTTACTTTTTAAAGTGATGTGATAAAAAAAATCCCATAGTTGGCTAACTATGGGATTGTCGTAGAAGTAAATATTACCCTTACAAGCAATTTCGATATAAAGATAATATTTTATTTCGATCTTGCAAAATAATTATGAATCTACCTTGGTACGTACCTGTAATAATAGCTTTCCTTGGAGGGTTCCTTTTAGGCTGGCAGGGGTGCGTAAGGGAGCCAAAGGTAATAACCGAAACCATCACGGAACGAGACACCATAAGGATTACCGAAACGCCGGAACCAGTATACATTAATAAGCCTTATCCGGTCGATATGACCAAATATATTCCCAGCGAACCAGATCCACCAGATTTTACTTTAGATCAGCTAAGAACT